TTCATAATATCTATAACTATAGAGATGCTGGTATTACTGATGAGGTATATCATGGACAGCCTCCTCGTTCCACCGACTTTTCTCAGGCAATGAAGTTTGAGACCAATGACTGGTACAACTTTAATGTGCGTGAGTGGGGAACCAAGTGGGATGTTGCTGTAGCCGAGGGTAATAAGTATCCTGATACAACTATTGAAGAAGCAGAAAACGGTGAGAACTATGTAGTTCATTACAACTTTAACACTGCATGGTCACGACCTCTTGGTGCTATCTCTAAACTATCTGCACAATACCCAACACTACTATTTACTTTATCATATGAAGAAGAAACAGGTTGGGGTGGGGAAATGGAATTCCTCCGTGGAGAAGTTATATCAGAATCAGAATACGATAACATGTGCCGTGATTGTGATGCAACTGACCAAATGGAATACTGCGACAATGACTGCGGTGAAATCTGTGGCAACTGCAACTGGCTAGGCAATGCTGACCTAGAGGCTGTAGCAATTTGTCAGACCCATAAGATATACTTAGACACTAAAGTACCCGAATATAGAAAGGCGGAAGCATAATGGAAGCATTTACAGATACAGTAGGAGAACATATCCTTGGAGCAATTCAAGTAGATATTGAGCAACATCTCTTTGAACAATGGAACAGCAAAAATTTAGATGAGGGCAGCGATTATGCTGAATATATGTTCATGCAATTTGCTCCTGATAACTTAAAACAATCATACAATGAGTACTATGGTTATATTGAAGGAGATGAATTCCTCCTATGATTACCAGCCAAGAACTAATTGATTATATCTATGATGACAACTTAATCCATTTTGATGATAGAGATACATCAGATGATTGTGATTGTCACATTCATATAACACTTAATACTATGATTAAATATATGGAGGCAATAGAATGCTAGGTTATACTAAAGATGATCTTGATGAGATGATTAACTCAGTACATGATGCTAAGTTATTTTATCTTAGAACCCCGTCCGATTTAATGGACAAGTCAATATTAAATGAAGGCTTGTTAAAAACAAATGACTTCCTCCAGGGGCTTTGGGCGGAGGGTTATTTTGACTAAGTCATCACATTTTATGGAGTATCTAAAGATACATAAGATTAGTTTAGAACAAGATTTAGAAGATGCTAGAAATAATATTCCTATTCCTGAAGATGAATACTTCGAATCAGATAGTTATTATATGGGTGCCATTGATACTATGGAACATATTTTGTCAGTGGCTACTGATATAATGATTGATAACGAAAGGGTATATTAATGAACATATCATCTAGAGAAGTTACTTATCGTTCCGCCGTTGAACAAATATTTTTTGAGGACGGGACAGAATTGGTAATCACAATTGGTGCTCCTGCCGAAGGCGGAGGAGATATCGATATTGAATATGATTGGGTAGAAGGAAAGCCTGATTGGGCAAACAACTTAAATGAATCAACACTAGTGAACTATGAGGTAATATAATGAATCAAGAAGACATTGGGCTCCCTCCGCACCTACAGCGTTTGGTTAATGCGGGTGTTAGCGGATTAGATATAATGCACGGAGAACTAAAGAACTTAATGCTAATTGCCGAGCAAGATTTAAAGGACGCATTAGCACAGGAGGAGTTGTCTGAAGAGGCAATGGATTCTATGGTCCGAACAGAATGTGAAGGACGACTAGATACTCTAGTCGAACTATATCAACTAACATATGAACTATCATTTGCAATTCAATCAAGAATAGATTTGGAGTTTGCTAATGAAGCCTGACGATAAAGATAAACTAAACAAGTGTTTAGAGATTCTAGACAGCACTGACCTAGGTCTATCATTAGTTTGGTTGTGGACTTGGTCAACAATTAACAACATATTTGAGGATGAGACCTACAAGCAGAACTGCACCCTAGATGACATGTGGGGCCACCTCTGTGAGGCTGTGGAGGCTGGTATGGGGTTCTCTCTGGAGTACGGTGCCGAACAGCACAACGAAGATGTCCTTGAATGGATGATGAATCGTGAATACATTGTGGACACAATGTTTGAGGAAGATGAAGAAGAGGAGGACGACGAAGATGAAGATGAGTGATAAGTACTTAAACGATCAACTTAGTAAAGCCCAAAAGCTTTTGTGGGGTGGGTCCGAAACAGAAAACATCGAGGCACACAACATCATTGCTAAACTAATTAAAGACAAGATAGAACAGGTGGAACTATGACTAAACAGTTTAAAGTATATGGCGACACCATTCAGGAATTTTACATTGTAGTAGAAGCCAAGGACAGCGATGAGGCATGGTACAAGGCAGTAGCCGCACCTAAGAAAGAATGGCAAAAGGGTGCCAATCGTAAAGATAAGATAGAGCCATACCAAGTAGAAGAACTAACAACTGAATAAAGATAGGTTGGGCCGTTATGGACAATTCGGACATAACGGTCATAATCTAAGGGCACGGGCAAAAATTTTGCTTTACGGCACCTATTTACAAATCGCCGAAATTCGGATATAATATATATAACAAAGATCTAGAAAGGATCAAACAAATGACATCAACACCAACAACAACTCGTGAGTACCTCAAGACCCAGGGAATTTCTGTGGGCAAGCGTGGCCGCTTTTCAGCTGCAGCTCTAGGCGTTATCAGCAAGGCAGCACAAGAGGGCGTAGTCTTCACAGACAAGAAGAACGTCAAGTAATAAACTAAGTGTGGGGTTCCTCCTCTCTGTGGGAAAACGGGAAAGGGGAGGAACCTCGCTTCATTTACAAATGTCAGTGGTCAATGGTATAATCAAAACGAAAGGCGGAACTCAATGGCTAAAGCGAACGAATTCAAAGCAGCAGAAAAACTAACAGACTATCTAAACAATGCTAACTTCTCCCCTGCCGTAATGGCAAATGTATTAACAACTGAACATACCTTATACACCCAAGACAGGCTAATGGAACTAGTTAGATATATTATCCAATACAATTCCCTTAGATTAAAGTCAGAATGGGACAAGGGATACACATCCGAAGGATTGCTTCTGGCTGATGCTCTCAACGATATGATTGAGGCAAAATACGGGGCGGTGGATAGAAACCTAACTATTAAATCCCTTGAAGAAACAAGAGTAAGAGATAGCAAATACATAATGGATCTAGATTCATTCTAATATAACTTCCCCTATGGGGCATATGGCTTTAATTAGCTATATGTCCCATTTTTGTATGCCCATCTTATGGGCCAAATTTCTTCTTTACGACGCATGTAAAAATACGCTGGAATTTGTATGCATATTGAATAAAATCTGTCAAAATCTGTATAGAATATCTCATTATATGAGACAAATTATACAGAATTAGACATAATTTTTTGCCATAAATATGGGCCAAAATTGCTCTTTACGAACAAATAAAAAAATTTCCTGGAATATCTATTGACAAATATTGGCCAATATGCTTTATATAGGCCCTATTGACATTATGACCCATCAAATGGTAACGTTCCATTACATAGATATGTTTAACTATATATAATGATAGTATTTGGATCTAAATTGATAGTATGATTCTCCACTTTACTCCACAATACTCCACTAAATAAGCCTCTAGGAGGCTGATACAAGGGAGATAAAAGGAGGGGGGATATAATGGGTAAGAGCTTTTAAGACTCTAATTGTCTGCCTATTTGTGCAGCTTTCTTTCGCACCTTATCTGCTGCATCTATGGTATGTTCAATTGATTGTTGAAAGGATTTGCACATTTTGCAGAGATCGAGCATATCTGGGTATTTAGCCCATGCTGCCTTATTTGTCTCTATTGAACATGTCTTGCACATTGGAGTACTCATGTTATATCTTTCTCTAGTAACCAAGGATGTTTATCCCTATAGTACTATTATACTCCTTTGTCTCCCCCGCCTTAAAGATATGGGGTAGGGCTGTCACTCATTTTGCTGAGCATGTAAGGCATATAAATGGGTCATCATCTTGCTTGACATACAGTTGCTTACATTGAGTACATGCTACCTTATATGGCTCAGTATTCACATACTTCTCATAGGATGATTGAAACTTATCCATTGGTTCCCCCGCCCTCACCTTTCCCAACCAGGTATTCTCTCTTTGATATAAAGTATTTAGATAAATCTATCCCTATCTTATTATAATACTCAGCAATTGATTCCTTGTTTGGTGCTCCCCAATATCCTAGGTATTCCCCAGAAAATATTTCAGTTTGATCAAATTGAGAGTTAACTTCGTTAAATTTTCCAATTTTGCCTCTATCAAGAGTTCTCCAGTCATCGTCAGACAAAAGCTTACCATCGTTAAACTTGTCTTTAGACCACATTATACACTTCTTGATTGAGAACATTCTGTATCCTCTAGTGCCCGCTCTAAAAGATAGATTAATTTGATCACCGTTGAAAGGGTTTGCTGGATCATGCATCAGCTCACGAGTAAAACCAAATTTTGTAAACATAAATGAAGCAAATATCAGTCCGTGCTCAACAAAATCTTGACCCTCTTGCCAATCCACATGACAACCCTCAATAAAAGCATAATCCATCATTTCTTCGCTTGGTACTTGAGCGTTTGCATACGAGGAAGCATTTATGGAAATAACCTGTATTTTTAATGAACCAAAATTTTCATCAGTTTTAAAATCAAGTGGGTCTACCGCCATACCCCTCAAATTGTTATGCAAAAATACTTCTTTGTTTGGTCCATCTATCCATCTAAGAGGATTTGTAGATATGATAGGCTTATCACAAATCTTTAACAGATCGTTATAGTGTTGCTTTAGGGTAGTGTCCCATCCTTTTTCAAAAACATTGTGTGCGTCAACTTGCAGCAAATACTCATGGTCTCTATAATTTATAATAGAGGCCATCATCCTACCAATACCAGTGCCTAGTGGGCGCTCATGCTTTATATCTACATAGGTTAGTCTGGGATGATTGAATATTGGATCTGACAAAAAGTCTTTTTGATCTATAACCATATTGGCTATTCCAAAATACAATAGGTCTGGATTGTCTGCGTTAGCTAGTGCGCTTTTGATTGTTTGAACTAAAAACTCTTCTTTGCATGCTGCTATAGATATATAAATTGTTTCGTTGTTCATAGATGAATCTCATTTACTGGCTCTTTCGACCAGTGTATGTAAGATCTAATATAAACTGCTGCATATGCTATTGCTGAGGCTATAAATCCATATTGCTTTGTTATTAGGGCATATGCTATCCACAAAGCCTCATTAAATAATAAAACCCACCATCCCCATATTGTCTTTCGACCAACAAAGAATATGCCTGTTACACCTATAATAGCTAATACCCATGACCACATTATTTGTCACCCCGTTCTTTTTCCCAATACGGGATCCCGTTTTTATCACGATCATTCCACTTTTCACCGCTCATATCAATATCTTTAAGCATCTCTTCTATAACTAATTTAAGACGCATTGATCTGTCAGGATCAATATCGCTCATCAGTATCCACCAAGACATTCATTACGAGTATGATATAGCCTGATCTTAGTCAATATCTTTTTAGTTGGAGCGTTTAATGGCTCTTGGCATGCACCGCATTCCATATCCCATTCACCGCTAAAGAAGTCATATCTAGCACCATATTTTTGTTTTGCGTATTTTGCTATACGAAAAGCAGTAAATGGATCAGGTATCTCTAAACTCTGCAACATGTATTTAGTATAGCATTTATGTCAGGTACTGACAAGGGGGTCTCTACTTTTCGACTTCACTTTTCGGTCAATATTAGATTATATTATGAGCTTAATCCTTTAAATGAATGGCATTCACATACGCCTACTACATCATATCTACATGTATCTACTTCTGCTAAATCATTATACTTAGCTGCTTTAGTGCAGTAATAACATTTTTCTGGCTCTTCCGCCTCTAAATAGGCTTCAAGGTTATCTAGTATGCCCATGCTACTTATTCCTTGGGATGAGGCTCTGTGGTCCTTCTGTGCCGAATAGAGACTTCTTTACTGGTACACAGTTAGGGACTTTCTTTCCGCCCTTATCTTTCATACCAACCTGCTTGTATCCGCTCCAGCAAGCCTTTTCTAGGTTGTCCCATTTATCTTCATCTGGGTTATCTGATTCATATCCCTTTGAGATCTCTTCATCTGTTAAATTAATATCATTATTGTCCATAATCATATTATATCATATTCTTAGATTTATCTTCTGACACTTGCTCTAAGTATATTTTAGCTGAAATTGCAAGCTCTTCGTATGTCATTGCTGTATGCTTATGCTCTTTATCTTTTCCAAACAGATTCTTCAGTAGCTCAACTGGGGTGATAACCTTATCTTCTGGCAGCCCGCCGTATTTATAAAGCATTTTAAGAAGGACACCTGCAATAAATATATCATCGGTAAATGCAGCCCAAGGGAAAAGTATATCGAATGGGTCAATTGGTGAAGCCAGCCAGACAACACACAAGATAGAAATAACCTTTATGTGTCTTGGTGATCTATCAAATTGTGCCTTATACGGCTTTAATAATATCTTTAATTTCTTATACTTCATCTATTGGGATTGCCATTCTTATTTGATTTTCATGATACTGAATATGATAATCTCTTAGTTGATGTGTTACTGCACAATAGCATATTGGACAGTTGGTGATCCATTGAGATTTATCCTCCCAATGTTTAGGCATCTTCCTTTTTTAACCATTGATCTTCCCACAATCCAATGAGGGACTTATTGCCAATGTCATCAAAGTAGTAACGCTTAGCGTTACTATCGTAGTTCCAGCCATACCACATGTCGCCTTCCATCCAGCTACATGATGCAATCTTCATTCCTTCTGGGTCATTAACAATTGTATCTAAATGATCATAAAGGTGAACTTCATCAAAAATATATTCTCTGAGATTGGTCCAGCTAAATATGCGCCTTGCTATCCATTCAATCATCTTTTGGATCCTTTTCCCATGTAAGCTTTCCATCTTTATATACTGGCCAATATCCTAAAGGACGCCAGTCCATTTTCATTATCTTAGGCTCTTTCATTGCGCCGCCTGAATTGGTATCATTAATCTGCATCTCTCGCAGTACTGATAAGTTGATCCTGTATATGGGCATGAGCCTGCTGCTACGAGAATGTGTCCCTTGATGCGACAAATTATTTTATTTATCATTATAGTTCATTATATAACATGAACTAAATGTTGTCAATAGTATTATTGTTATTAAAACTTATTAGCTTTTCTTCCATATTTTGGTAAGGCTCTCCAAGAGCTGAAGTTATTCCTGTTCCAGTATGCATAAACAAAAATATATAAGTTTTGTTTCCAGAAATCACTTCACTAACTTCATGAGAAACCAAGCATGGAAGGAAAACTATGCTCCCAGCTGAAGGCTTTATTGAATATCCTAGCTGATCAAACACTAGTTCTCCGCCTTCATAGTCATCATTTAAGTATATAAGAGATGTCCAGTCCATAGAATTTTTTGGGTTTAAAATGTTTCTGTCTATGTGTGGCCCCATGAAACCACCAATTCTATACTTTCTAATACAGTAGTTTCTGGTTATGTGATGCGGTAGATCATTGTTTGTCTTTTCTGACCAAATTTTTAAAGCGTTAATATAATCATCTTCTATCATTTTGATAGCTGGCAATGCCAATTGATGAGCTTTGCTTTCTTGAGCATAATTAGAAATGTCTTTGCGGGGCCAAAATTCATTGTTTTCATTATAAGAAAGGTCCCAGTCTAACAGTTTAGCAACTCCCGCTAAAGCTCCCTCGTTGTCTGGGAATATCTGTTCCCATTTTGTCAAATCATTTGGATCTAAGCTAACTGGATAACCGTTAATCCATGTGCTCCATGAAGGAAAAACTTTTAAAATTTCAGGGTTTTGATCATTTGATTCCACAAAATCTAAAAACTCTTTAGATTTAGGAAATGCATTCTCAATGTATATTACGCCACCAGGCATATCGTGAATTATTGGAGTAGTCATGAATTAATTATAGCATTTCTTTATTTATTGTGTCTTTAATCACTGGATCAAGTCTGTTCCAATGTCCTTTTTCGCTTCCCTGGTAAACCTGACCAGTTTCTCTATCTACAAGAAGCCACTTTTCTGGACACTTAGTTTTAACAGTTAAATTGACAGATTTTAAAATTGTTTTAAACTTAAATTGTTTACGCAACACTTATCCTTTTATTGCAAGCACACTTTTTGTATTTAAAAGTAAGTACTTTTCTCCATCTGTATCTTCAATATCTGTTCCGCTATTTTGGTTGTAATAAACTATATCATTAACATTGAGGCCCGTTATAGGAATGAGCTCGCCTTTATAGTTATATTCTCCGTTTCCCATTTCTAGAATCTTACCAGTTCTAAGGTTAGATTCACTTAATGATGCCATAAGAACTATGCCAGACGTTGTGGTTCGGTCCTCAACTTTATCTTCTTTTACTAACAACAGGTTGCCAAATGGCTTAATCATTTGTTATTACTCCTCAAAAGATTCTTGTGTTTCCCAAAAGCTATCTTTTTTGAACTGCTCTTGTATTCTTTTTGCATCTAAAATTACAGACATTTCTCTATAAAGTTTTATTCCCACGTAAGCACACACTGCAAATATAGCTGCGGCAAATATAATAAAGTTATTCATATCTATATTATACAGCACTATAGGTAAAGCTGTCAATCCTTATATATATTTTTTAATACTTCTCTAGAATCAAAACCTTTAAATTCATATTCCTTTTCTTTAACAAGCCATAGAATTACAGCATACTTAGTTCCGTCTGATATCATCCTGCCACCGTGCCATTGATCGGCTGGGAAAACAAATGCGTCCAAGGCTTTTGGCTTGCACACAAGACCGCCTGCGCCATCTTTATATAAATAAAATGTATTACCGTATCGCGCTGCATGTGGAGATTCTTCGAAATCAGCTTCGTCAAAGCTCTCCAAGAAAACAACTTCTCCGTCTGAATAATTATCGTTAAGGTATATAACACAGCTCCAAACTAAAGATGAGAAATCGTTGTGGACGTCCTGATGTATTCTAAGCTGTATATCTTTTGATAGTTTTGTTATAGAAACTCCATAAAAGTATAAATCTTGATCTATTTTATATTCTGATTTAACAATGTCTATAAATTTTTTAGAATACTTATTTATAATTGGCTCTAAATCTTTAAACAAATACGGGGGCTTTTGGTCTGGGAATATTGCTCTAGATGCCAATCCTTTATTTACGGCTATACCGACCCTACTTTTAAACTTTAAATCATCATCCGAATTTTTATCGATCCAGTCTATTAAAAACAAAGAGTCTTCCTCAGACATGAAGTTGTTAATTAATTTTATATTTTTCATTTATTAGATGAATCTGGGAATATGTCTATTAATAAATGAACTCTATCTATGCTGCTATCATTTAAAACAGAATGCGGCTTTAAGTTATTTATCTCCCAACATTCTCCGCACTTCATGTTAATTTTTTCTCCATTAACAGTATAATAAACACTATCATTTGTTATAATCGGTATATGAAATCTCTTTACAGTAGATAGGTAATCTCCTCTATCGGTATGCTCTGAAACATCCTTATTGGATTCAAGCTTAATCAGTAGGACTCTTCCAGAAGTGCCACCGTAGATTGACTCTAGATCTTTTACTATAGGTGAGACTAAATCAAAAATGTTTTGGTCTTTAACGACTGCATCTATCTTTGTTCCAAAGTCCCACTCTAGGCTGTGGTCTTGTACTATAAATGTTTGTGTGTGTGCATGTGGATTTGCTCTGCCTACATAAACCACATTTTGCCTATTCTGATTAATTAGCCATTCAGAGCTAAATTTTTGTAAAGCATCTGCAATATGATCTACATCATAAGTTTTATTAAATCTAAAATTAAAATCTTCTAACTCTTTTTTTGGAGTCAGATCTCCTCTAAGAAATGCCATTTGTCTCATTATCCTTCACATAATTGTAAATAAAGTAATCAATATCATTATTTTTTATAATCAGATCAATGTCTTCTTCAGATATAAGAGACATCAGGTATTCAGTAGTAATGTTTTTCTCATCTCCGTATGAAAAAGATCCGTAGTTTATAAGATTGTTCTGGTCAAAATCTATTTCTATTTGATAGTTATTATTAAACCAATCGCTGATATTTTTTTCAAACATAGCAATATTGTCTAAAGAGTTTACAATTTTAAACTTTTTTATCGCTTCCATTGCATTTTCTTTAGAAGTTTTTTCGTTTCCAACAAACCAAGTAAACGCCTCTCCCTTTTTAAAAAATGGATCCATCATTTCTTCATGATTTTTTGTGTAAAAGCTTCTAGGATCAAATGAACGCTCATCAGCTGAATTGCAAATAAACCTGGATTGATAGTTATTGTGTAGCTTAAAATTTGGATCTTCAAAAAGATAGTATCTTAATTTTTCCAGCGTGGACTTTCTTTCAATATACTCATCTCTTAAAAAAAGAGCACGATTATATATAAAATTAAAATAGCTTAGTCTAGCTTCAACTGGGTGTCTTACTACAACAGCAACATCTAAAGAGTCTATTAGATCAATTGGATAGGTACCAGCATGCATAGATATGTAGGCTTTGTTAACAAAATTTTTATTGTTTGGATAGTGTGTACTTATGTAGTAAGGTATATTATTTTTATCTAAAGATTTCTTTATATTTGCAGATACATATTTACCAGCAGTTTTTGGTATGTGCAAAAAATATAGCTGCTTTAGACTTCCTTCTTGATTAAGTTCTCGTTCCAGCCGTTCTCGATTATTTTCTCGTTCCACTTATTAAGGCTCCTTCCTTGATTATAAGAGCCTTCCTTGTGTCTTTCACGAAGAATTTCTGTCCACTCTTCTTCAGAGTGTTGAGCTTTTTCAGAATGCCAGGCTTCTGATCCTGGGTACTCGTATCTCCAGTAAGCTCTAATTAGCGCTTTAGATCCGCCCTTAGCAATCATTGGGCTATGGTAAAAAGGGTGACCAGAAGGGAACATTATTAAGTCACCAGCATTTGGCTTGTAGTATACGTGACTGAGTAGATCTTCCTTATCATCACTTAGCTCTATAATGTTTACTCCACCATCTTCATAATCATCATTCAAATA